GGCATAAAAGAACCCCCGTGGGAATCAACCTACGGGGGTTTTAGTTTGGCTAATCTATTTTTTAATTAGCAGTGTTTTGATCAGCCATCCTATAGGGTGGAAGATATTCCTCAGTATCTCACCGGGAGATGGAAGTATCCAACCCAATATCAACAATGCCAGCAGCATGAAGTTCGTGTTAGTGATGTTGACAATGCCAGCCATAGGGACGGCATCTCCTGCAACATCGGACAGTAGCTCTGTAGCCTGTTCTAACTGAGGGTTGCCTGTGGCCTCTGCGACTATGGTAGCTCCTTGTGAGAGCAAGCCTAGAGGCGTACAGGCCGTCAGAAAGAACAGGACTACAAATAGGGCTGCTAGGGGTTTAACGATCCTCATATGCCCGTCTCCGAAGAAGCTCTTCTAGGTGCAGGATTGTAGCCTTGGCTTCAGCCAATGCTTCCCGAAGCTCTGCAATCTCTCGGAGTAGGGATTCTTTTTGGTAGTTCAATTTGCCGACTTGCTCAGACAGGGTATCAATCTGTTCCTGTAAGGTTCTACGAAACTCGGAGCGTCGCTCATGTTCCTGCTCTGTACGGGCCTGAAAGAAGCGCCATAGACCGGCTGACGAGATCAGGGCGACTATAATAGGCACCCCAACCATGCTCAAGAACTCAATGACCATCTGGCCTCTCCACTAATTCAAAATGCGGATAGTCCTTGAAGGTGCGCCAATCGCCTCCCCAGACTATCGGAATGTCGAGTATGTCAGATGCTTGCTTCATAGCAATGGCAATCGGGTAGAAGGCCTCCGGCTCCCAGCTCACAGGAATAGGTACTACGTCTACAGCGTGACCTGTCAGATGCTTAGACTTCATCGTCTTGCTCTTGCCAGTATCGTAGTAGTGCCTCTGTTCCTCTAGGGTCCGAAGGCCGTCAGTGATCTCAAATGGCAGCTCAGAGAGCTGTCTCGCCAGTATCACGACATGATACAGGTCATGGTGTATTTCTGATAAATGCGCCTTAGATCGCTCTGAGAAGCCCCCATCGTGGGAAAATGACCCCCCATCGTGGGAAAATGAGTTGTTGACCCAGAACAGAGTAAATAGTGCTGACCAAAAAGCGGCAACAAAAAAGAGTAAAGTTGCTCTGCCCATTAGTTCCAGTTTTCGACCAGCTTTAAATCTCTGTTAGTAAACCATACGTCTTCATTTACTAAATCGTCGTAAACATCAGAAGCAGTCTCCCTAAGGACCAACTTAATTATTGGCTCCCTGTCTTTAAAACTAAAGGCCCACTCTACCACTTCGAAAGGCTTTGCCGAAAAATTAAACCTGCTGTTGGTAATATTTACTACATCAGCTATTTGTATTTTCATAGCCTTAAGCCCAAATTCTCCAGAAATAGTGATCTGCTTCCGTTGTTTTTGCAGTGCAATTCTCGCCAATCTTGCGCACTGATAAACATCAGAGGCGTAAGGAAAAGAGATAAAAAGGTTATTTTCTACGCCACCGTCTTCGGCAACAAAAGAGCTATCAGAAATTACTGGAAACTGTGTAGTCTGGTTGTTTGTCCTTTCGGACCTAAAAGTTCCAGTTACCCCGTTATAGTTTTCTCTTCGAGGGTGTTTTGTGCTTACAGTAAGCTCTCCTCGAATGTCATCTTCTGTCAGTGTCACAGTCGGAGCTACATATTTACCCGCTTTAACTCTCCACTTTCCTTGAGAATACCAAATTGTTCCTGCCATAGAGGCGGCAAGGTTCTCTAAAATTTCAGCCGGAGACGCTGATGTTAAAAAAGCCCCATTAGCATTGTATTTTCCGGTCTTAGTTTCGTTAATATAAAGAGTTCCGTCACCAGTCAAATTGATAGAGGTGTTCCCGGTGTAAGGTAGGGCAGTGAGAGTAAACTCTTCCCCAACCGTGTTATTCGTAGCTCCGACTTCAGTAAAATCTGTATCTGAGGTTGCTTGCTCTTTTAAAGACCGGATTACAGCCGTGTCTCCAATTCGAGGCACAGGATTATTCTGGTTAAATGCGCCGATACCACCGCTCAACCCATCTAGCGGCTCTTCAGTAATTGACCAAGGTCGGCTAAGAGTAAATGTCTCATCACACGCATCAGCAGCGTCATTAAAGGAATCATTATCTATGTTATCTTCAGATTCACCAAGCCCAAAATCGGGATTTTTTAAGAAGTCTCTGATAATCAAGGCGGGGTTACCGCTTGTCTCAACCAGAGCTACAGCCCCTGTTCCAGTAATAGTCGCAGTCTGATTGGCTGTAAAACGAAGCCCTGCTGTATTACTTGCGGCTCCATAAGTCGTAAAATCTGTATCAGCACCGCCAGCACCATCGTTAATTGACACAATTTCATATTCTCTTGAGTTTTCGATAGACTGGGGGTTTCTGTAGTCAAGAATTTTTGGCCCGGTAGGCGACACAACAAAATTAGGAATCCCGTTTGGCCACTTAGTAGAGTCGTATTTTAAGACAACAGCCAAATGCGCAAAGCCTTTAAGAAGGTGATCAGCGGTCCATCTGCTGCTAAAGTTAGGGAGCTGTCGGACATCAAGGTTATCGGTGTGAGTTCCATCCTTCCACACCATTCTGGCATACCCATCCCAATGATTTGATGCAAAACCTGTATAAGTGGCGGCTTGAGCGTTAAGACCAGAGACTGCCACAAAGTTATTAACAAAACCTAGCCCCAGACTGGTCAAATCAGATACACGGTAGTTGTCAAATCTAACATCCGCTGCGCCTGCCGATAGCCCACCAAAACCAACTGGGTATCCTGCAAAAACAATTATAAGGCTAAGGTAAATCCCCGAGGGGTCAGCGTCCTGAAAGACAACTGTACCTCCAAAATATTTAGCAGCAGAATCCCCGCCTATCGATGCTGACGGCGAGCCATAAATAATTTGTTGGTTCGTAGCAGCCGCTTTTGTTGTTAAAGAGTACCCGCCTATCTTTGTACCGTTGCCCACGTCTGTGTCTACGGTTTTTCCTGTGTCTGTTTTTTGAGAGCGTTGCGCACCAGATAAAGAAGACAATCCAAAAGAGGCTACACCGGCCAAAAGACCGATAACAGGTGCAGAAAATAACGCAGCGCCAAGACTAGCTCCAAGGAGTGCTGCAAAAAGCATTAATTATGCCCCCCAATTCGTTCGGCTGGTTTGTACTGAATCAACAAACTCAAAGCCCTTGTCGTAAAACTCTTTAGTTTTTTGATAAGAGACTGTGTTTAGAAGATTAGAGGGCCTCTCAAGGGAAACTAGCTTATTTTCTATCGTAAGAGTGATAGAAGTGCCTTCAGCAGCCTCATTAACTACCATCTGGTCTATAAAACCGCAGAAGATTTCTACATAATCTGAGGGATTGCTCATCACGCCAAAATAAATCTTGGCAACTCGTCCGTTGTAGTTGGAGTTTAAGGCCCTAGACAACAGGGTTGAGTCCTGCCCGTTCAAGATCAGGCTACAGCCATTAGCATAAATATCGGCACTCTCTTCAATAGAAGAGATGCCAAGAAGCTCTCCCGCACCCTTGTACGTCTTGCTGTTGATGGTCTTATCGCCAATACCAGTCCACAGATAGACTTGATCTGGAGAGTCAAACAGTAGATCAACAGCGAAGAACGGCTCAATCGTATCAGCCGTCAACGCTGTGTCTACTACAGAGGTAAGGTCTCTACTCATTTAAGGGCAGTCTTAGCCGTCACTCGACCGTAGACAGCCAATGCACCACCACCTACAGTGATAGCCTGCATGATAAGGTCTACAATCTGTTGTTGGGAGGCTGCATCTAGCTCAAGGCCAAGGCTGGCTAGAACGGAAGAGGCAAGCATAAGCAGTACCCCCCATACAGTCTTCGACATAAACCATTGCTTTTGATCAGTCATAATATTCTCCTTAGTTGGGTTAAGTTAGTAAGTAGCCTGAAGTAACTCAGAGAGTTTGGGTACGCCGGTTTTTACGAGAGTCTTGGCCTCAGCTACATAGTCGTCAACTAAAGCCAAGAAACCAGACGGTGGCTGATAATAGAACTCGCCTACACCATTAGCATCTGAGTAAGGAGTCGAGAGTGCTGTTTTTGCGCCAGCAAAGGTGTGGTCCTGACCGAAGTTGAGGATGGCTTGGGTTTTGCGTGAAGCAGAGATCGAGAAATGGCTGATAAACGGGATATAGGTTTTCCCAGAGGTCAATGTGCTATAGCTTGGAGACTGCCCCGTTCCGGGGTCGCCACTAAACCAAGTATTGTTTACGGAGAACCAAATTGTTCGTGTATCGGCATCAAACGCAACACCAAAAATGTCGTTTGGCGCTGTATTAGGCGAGGTGAACGTTGTCGCCCCACTAGCATCAATTCTTACATACGCATCATAGGAAAGCGCATCTCTGTTAAAGAATAACATGCCGCCATAATTAAGGTCTTCTGGGTTTATTCCAGTCGATGCTGTGCTTTGAGAAATGTCATCGTATGTCCAACCAACAATCCCATGCCCCGTGTTATTAGTTGAACCGTCATACAACATCTCGAAATACCATTTACCCGAAGTCTTGCTCTCGGTTGCTGCAAAGTATCCCTCGTTGTTTACAGGACAGTAGTATTTAAGATTTCCTTCCGAAAGAGTCTGGCCACTCCCTCCGCCACTAAAGTCGGGG